GGATTGTTCGGCGGTGTACTTGGCATTGGTAGAGCACTTTTAGGATTTTCTACCGGCGGTGCGGTGTTCGGCATCGGGAATTCAACCTCAGACGACATACCGGCGATGTTGTCAAACGGCGAATATGTACTTAACGCCGCAGCAGTGCAACGCATAGGCATACCGCTTTTGGATGCCATGAATAGCGGAAAACGCTTAAGATTTGCAAGAGGCGGTGCTGTGAACGTAAATCATGTTACAAATTCAGAAGTAACATCTGCAGAGTCTAAGCAAGTCAATGTAAACTTTAATGTACGTTGCGTTGACAGCAAAGATTTTATGCGGTTTTTGCGAGAAAGCGGAGCGAGGGCGGTCAAGCAAGTACTTTTTGAAGATAATAGGAATTTTAATAACGAATCGGAGCTGTGGTAAATGATACTTAAAATGCCGAAAGAATTAGACACGTGGGCGTGGGAATCAACAAAGACTATGACTTTTCACACGATAATCAAACGTGGCGGGACAGACAAAGTTAGGACGATGACAAATCAGTTATATCCTTCGTGGGAAATAAACGCAAAGCTTAACAAATTGACAAACGAACAAGTCCGAATATTATTTGGATTTTTTGCAAAGATAAAAGGCTCATACGAGCCTTTTCTTTTTTTAGATCCGGAGGATAACTCGGAGGTAAATATAAGATTACCTTTGGCAAAAGTCGGAGAATATCAAGCAATACGCAAACTTGGAGAATTTGTAGAACCCGTAGCGTGGATAGAAAATGAAAAAATTTATATAAACGGTGCGCTAGTAAGAAAAGACGAGTACGAATTAGATGACGGAATTATAAGATTTAAAGCACCGCCGACTAGCGATGCAAAAATCACAGCAAGTTATACGTACTACTGGAAAGTGATGCTAGCGGATGACAAAGTTGGAATTACTTCTGTTTTTAAAAATTTTAATAGGTCAAAGATGTTAAAGTTGGTGAGCGTACGATGAAAACTGTAACAACACGATTACAAACGCATTTACATAATGAAAGGCACATGATCAGTTGCGATATATATGAATTAACGCTTGATGACGGATCCAAGCATTATTTTGCAGACTCCGATATAGATGTTTTGTATTCGGATAATTTATATAAGCACGATAGTATAGCTATAAAACGAGAACAGTCTAAACTACACGACCGGGTCGTTGTAGATAATCTTGCCGTTGTTGTATATGCGGACAAAAAATATTTATTAAATGGCAAACCTTTTTTACAAGCGGCGCATGACGGCGATTTGGATTTGGCGAGATTGTATTTAAAACGTTGCTTTTTTGACAAAACCGGGGCTGTAATCGGAGCAGTAGAATTGTTCGGCGGGAATGTAGAAGTCCAAAGCGCGGGCGGAATTGAAATTAAATTGTCGGTCAAAGCAAAAACACAAGGGCTCAATATGGAATTTCCGATTAGAAAATACTATCCGCAAGGGAGTTATACAACGGACGGTGACTCCGTTGTTTCAAGTGTGGAATTGGATAAAACATCACTTATTGCGCCTTATGTACCCGATAGGGGGACGCTATTATGAAACTAGGCGAGCAAATTGCGCAAGAAGCGTTAACGTGGTTAGGTACTCCTTATATATCCGGTGCGAGAGTTAAAGGCGTCGGGACAGACTGTGCAAATTTATTAGTCGGAATTTCCGAGCAACTTAAAATCACAAAAGTTGGGCAAGTACGAATACCGCAGCACTCCAACGAGTGGCATTTGCATAAAAACAAAGAGTTGTTTTTGCAAAATATAAAACTGTATTGCGATGAAGTTGAAAATTTACAAATCGGTGACTTTTTACTTTATAAATACGGTAGAGTTGCAAGTCACGGTGCGGTGTATGTTGGTGATAATCACGTGGTGCATGCAAAAATGCAAGATGGAGTAATTTTAACTGACATAAAAGATGTTATGTTTTATACAAAATCGGGTAAATCAAGACTTGTCGGAATATACCGTGTGAATAATGACAAAATTAAAAAGGCGGTGAGAAAATGGGATTTTTAAGACGCAGAACAACAACGACAACGGCAGACAAATTATCAGAATTTATAGTGACAACTGCGGAATACGGGGCAAGTGTGCCGGAAGTACTCGGCACAACACGCATGAGCGGAAATGTAATATATTATGATGATTTTACCGCACACGAGCATAGAGATGTTCAAAGAGCGGGCAAAGGCGGCGGAAGTAAGCACGTCAATATTACTTATACATATACCGTCGCTACAATATTAGGGCTGTGCGAAGGTAAAATCGACGGCATCGGGCGTGTCTGGATAGGAAAGAACGTTTATAATTACCCGTCAGACGAAATACAATTAACACTCTTTGATGGCAATGCTGAACAAAAACCGTGGGCATACACACTCGGTAAGCATCCTGATAAAGCACTACCGTACAGCGGACTTGCTTATATGGCAGGTGTAGTAGATTTAGGCGAACAAGGAACATTGCCGAATTATAATTTTGAAGTAAAAGGTAAATTGCTTAATACTGGCGATGGTGTCGATGTAAACCCCGCAGATTATATCAGATTTATTTTAGATAAAGCAGGACTAAAAGATGTTGAAATAAAAGGACTTGATAATTACAGAAACTATTGTAAAGAAGCGGATTTTTTAATATCGACACCTCCCGACAGTCGAGCGAGAAAGGCAAGAGATATCGTAAATGACATAGCAAAACTCACAAATGCTTATATATTTTGGAGCAACGACTCTTTTAAAATCGTCCCCCTCGAAGACAGACAAGTCGGAGCTTGGGAGCCGAATAAAAAAATCACTTTTGATTTAACGGAAGATGATTTTTTACCTCAAGGCGGCGGTGCGTTGTTGCAATACGAAAGAAAAGACAGTTCAGAACTTTACAACTCGTTTCCCGTGGAATTTATAAACCGCAAAAACAATTATGAAAAAGAAAGTGTAAGCTATCAATTTACAGATGACATTAAAAAACATGGTGTTCGTTCGGCACCTACCGTCAGAGCTGATTTTATATATAAAAAAGAAAGAGCCGTGAAGCTTGCAGAGGCTATGGCGCGTATTAACAAATACAGACGTAATCGATATACGTTTAAGCTTGATTGGGCTTTCTGTCAACTTGAAATAGGCGATTTGGTTACTTTGTCGGATAAAAATATCGGTATAGACAAACAAGTTGCTGTGATTAACTCTGTTGTTGAGAGTTATGACGGCACACTGACATTTACTGCATTATCTATGCCGAAAGGCAATTACACAAGTGCTGAATTTAAAGTTAACGAAACAGACAGACCATGCGTGGATTTTAATAAACCTGCAGACAATACTGAAATAGTAATAGTTCAACCACCGTCAGACATCACAGACTCGGGGCGTGAAATTTGGATAGGCGGATATAGCAAAGGAAGCAATTGGGGCGGCGCTGAAGTTTTAATTTCAGATGACGGCGAACGCTATAAAACTGTAGGGCAAATAGCAAACTCAGTTAGATGTGGAAAGCTCAAAAAAGCAATAAAAGCTGAAGATACAGAAATCGTTGTATCGTGTAACGCGCCGCTACTTGGCGGCAGTCGGCAAGACGCCGAAAGGAAAAACACACTATGCTGGCTTGACGGAGAATGTTTTAGTTACGAAAAATCGGAGCTGCAGCAAGACGGTACATACAAGCTCTCGGGATGTATTCGTGGGCAATTGAACACAAAAGTCGTAGGACACGGAGAAGGCAGCAGTTTTGCACGTCTTGACTCGAATTTTTTGAAAATAGGATATCGAAAAGAAGATATAGGTAAAAAGATTTACATAAAAGCTCCGGCAATGAATATATTTGGCAGCGGACTTCAGGACTTGTCAGATTTAAAAGCTTTTGAATATACGTTGACAGATTATTATATACCGAACGTGACAAATGTCAGAGCTTATAACCGATATCGGCAAACACAAAACGGAAGTAACAAGTATGACATAGTAGTGTCGTGGGATGAGCCTGACATGGAAACATACGAATCTGCAGATGTTTGGTATAAAACGCAAAGCGGAAAACGAAAAAACGGAGACTTTTCTGATACGTGGATTTATGGCGGCAGCGGAATAAAAGAAGTTGTTATACCGCAGGCGGTTATCGGCGATACGTACTTAATGGCAGTGTGTACAAAAGACAGATTCGGCAAGGCGGCAAGTCCCGATGTTGCACCGAAAGTAAAAATACTTGTAGCACTTAAGACAACAATTCCAACAACTCCAACAAACGCAAAACTTACTTTTGATAAAGTCATAACCTTGTCGTGGGATGAAGTTACAAACGCCGACATCGCATATTATGAAGTAAGAACAAACGACAAATGCGGAAACGACTATAACGGTTTGCTCGGAAGAACGTCTGAACTTTCATTAAATTTAATACTTAAGGAAAGAGAAGGGACGATTTACTTATTTGCAAAATCGGCAACAGATAAATACAGCAGTCCAGCAATTGTGGAATATAACAAAGAAACACCGCAAGCGCCGAAATTGCCGATATTAAAAAACATAATCGGTGGAATGCTTATAAAAGCTCAAGAAACAATACCGCAAGGATGCGTCGGGCTTGCAGTAGATATTAACGGCGAAGTATATAAGACAGAAAACTCAAGTTATACACACATGTGTGATGCAGGGATTCATGATGTATCAATTGCGTGGGTAGATATTTTCGGTGTTGGCACATATTCGGCAAGTGCAAGAACAGATGTAAAAATTACAATTCCCACAGAACTTATTGACACGGAAGCACTCGGTATAGATAAGATTAACGCCACACTTAACGGAATTGATGACCGTATTGATAAAGGTGTGGAAAAAGCGTATGAAAGTAAAGTCGGTGATGTGATTGATGAAGTTAAATCTCAAGTTGTGCAATTATCTGATGTAATAACTCAAAAAGTGGAAAGTAAAGTAAGTAAACTTGAGAGTCAAATTACACAAATCGATAATGGCATAGATTTGAGAATCGCAAAAAAAGCTGACAAAGATAAAATAATAAGTCAAATCAATCTTTCGGAATCGGGAACCAAGATTGACGGTAGACTTTTACACGTTACGGGCGACACTAAATTTGATAAAAACGTAATTGTCGGCGGAGCGCTGCAAGCCGGCAGTGTCAGTGCAGACAAATTAAAAGTAGACAGTCTGTCAGCGATAAGTGCCAGCTTAGGTAAAATGGAATCCGGATTAATACGAGGTGTAAGATACGAAAGTCAAAACGGTAAAGCGTGGATCCAAGATGATGAAATACACGGAATGAAAATCAGCGCAGATGTGTTTGAACAAGCGGGATATAAAATAAAAAATTTGGATATCATTCATGTAAGAACAATACCTTTCCAAAAAATAAAATATCCTGACGGGGTAAAGCCTGAAGACTGCGTAGTGATGCGCACCGCTTATGGTGATAAGTTTTTTGAATCTAAAGAAAAAGGCCATTGGCTGGCTCAAGAATATTGTAAAAAAATTGGTGTGACAGCACTAGTCCCAGATAGTAGCAGTATTGTTCTTACAAAAGAGTGTGTGTATTATGTCGACCTTTTTAAGAAAATAATTGTTGATGCTGTCCCACCGAGTGGGAGAGGGCTATCTGTGTCTGCAGATATTGATGTAACACGCGAGGGTGTGGCGTATGCATACAAATCTAAATATATGGTAGCGCGTAGAAACAAGGACTCGGATTACAGCAGTGCATGGATTGAGTTTTACTATGTAGAAATTGATTTGCTAGTGATTAGGCGGTGAGAATGAGAATATGTACTATATATTTAAAAACCTATATTGTATCGGAGCATACAGCTATTTACCTAGTCTTGAATCAGATGAAACGGCAATATACTCCGACATTGAGTATAAAAAATTACATCTTTTAAGGCTTAAAGACGGCAAGATAGACTTATTACCCGAGCCGCAAGAACCGCCGAAAGTGATTGAAAACGAAGATTATGCACCTGAAACAGTCGAGCTCTTCGAGGCGGTAGCAGGACTTTATGAATTGATTGAACATAAAAAGGAGAAATAACTATGATTATAAGAAAATACATGATACCCGTATATGGGAGATTGGTAATGTCGGGAAGTTATACCCTTGACGAAAGTGAAAAAGATAAAAAACTTGTTCCCGAACTTTACATAGAACTTGTAGCAGAATGGCTTGCAAAACAAAACGTTTAATAAATTTATAAAACACCTTAAGCACTCAATTATGAGTGCTTTTTTGTTGAAAGGATTGATTAAGGTTGAGCGATTTTATTCATTATTTTTTTCAATACACACAGTGTATTATGCACAATGTATATAGAGCAGTTACCTCGCTTATATCCGCTTGGTACGTTAAATTACCAATAGCGGGATTATGCTTATTATTGCAACATCATTTAAAGCTTATTTCTATTTTTTCGTTATTGGTAATTTTAGATTTATTTACCAAGCTTATCTCTTTATCGTATGGATACATGGTGAGTTCCGCTGCCGCAGAGGCAGATTTTTTTAATGCCTGCAAATTATCTAATATGGCGAAAGCAAGACGCATGGGAATTATCAAAAGTCGAATTATGAAAACTCAATTTGTAGGCAAGATATTAACATATGTTTTTGTAGTTGCCACTTGCCTTATGGTAGATAAAATGGTGCGTGAAAGTGGCGGTGTAGGTGGCTTTACAACGCTTGCTATTGGGTATTTAGCAATGACGGAATTACTATCTATTGTAGAAAACCTATCTGAAAGCGGAGTGTCGTCCATGCAAGGACTTTACGATTTAATTAAAAAGAAGAAAGGTAATTAGTATGAAGGGTATAGATGTGTCGGAAAATAACGGATTTGTTGATTGGAAAGTTTTGAAACAAGAAGGAATTGAATTTGCAATTATTAGACTTGGTTATGGTAGACAGCATTTGGATAGTAGATTTTATGAAAATGTAAACGGCTGTATACAGAATGAAATACCTTTCGGAATTTATTATTATTCGTACGCACTTGATGAAGATGAAGCACAAGCTGAAGCAGATTATGTGGATTATATTTTGGAAACTTCCGGTTTAAAAGAAAAAATTACTAAAGGTATTTGGTACGACATGGAAGATTCGGACGGATACAAAGCAAGACGTGGCGTTACAGATAATCAAGAAATTACAAATCTTTGCAGTGTATTTATAAACACTTTGTGGCGAAAAAATTATGCGACTGTTGGACTTTACGCAAGTTATGATTGGTTGACTACCAAGATTTATGTAGACCAATTAGGCGGATGCGCTATTTGGGCGGCACAATACAATAGCACTTGTGATTATGAGCATGCCGACATTTGGCAATATACCGACAGTCTTAACATTGGCGGAAACTTATTTGACGGGAATGTTGAGTTTTAAGAAAGGAGAAAGCATGCTTACTTGTCAGAATAATACTATTGTCTTAACACGTGGCGACTCGGCAGTATTAAAACTTACAGTCGTAGACGGCGAGGGGCAACCTTATAAAATTGCAGATAATGATACTGTAATTTTTACAATTAAAAAGCACACTACGGATAAAGAGGCGGTTTTAAAAAAGACATTAACAGATGGGCAAATCATAATCAATCCACAAGATACTGAAAATCTTGAATACGGACAGTATGTTTATGATGTAGAACTTACAAAAGAAAACGGATTTGTAGCTACGGTTATAACGCCACACAGATTAGTAATTGCAGAGGAGGTAACTTGGTAATGGACGAAAAAGAAAAGGTTATAGGAAATATTTTACGTGGACAAATTAACGTAGGATGTACATTAATCGGTGAGTTGGCACAAGGCACAGTCGTAGTAATACCGAGTGCCGATTTAAATAAGTTTTTAGAACAAATTACAGCAGATGTATATTCCAAGAAAGAAGTGGACGAAAAATTAAAAAAATTGAGCGACAATGCTAACTCGGAAGCGGATAAGCTTTTAAGTTGGTTAAAAGAAAGAAATTATAATTTGAAAAACTTTAAAGGACTTGAAAAAACGTTCCCGAAACGTACGTTTATTGCTCCCGACTTTAATCAACCGAAAGTCGGTGAAAGTGTTATTCATGGAACGGGTTCGCCGAATACAATTATTGAATTTGACGGTAAAAAATACGAGGTAGACGACAACGGAGATTGGACAATTACATCTGATAAACCGTTTGAAAAAGGAACAGTATATAAATTAAATTATTATGATTATGCGGATAGACTTAATACGTTGAAGTTTGACACAGAAAGAGGTTTATATTTAAATTATTCAATACCATTTGAAGATAATATAACCGTATTAACTAAGGATATTGTAAAGAAATATGATTTAAAGGGAGATGTTATCTTGCCAATAACCGTCGTTGAAATTAGTAACGATAGTTTTGCACAAAATAGCTATATTGTCAGTATAAAGGCAAGGTCGGTAAAAAAGGTGGGGGGTAGTGCTTTTTATAATTGTTTNTCAAACTTAACGTCTATAAGTTTACTCAATGTAACAAGTATAGGGAATGCGCCTTTTAATTATTGCGAGAAACTTAACACGCTAATAGTTAATGACAAAACAGATACTGGTGTTCTTGTACACATGGACATTAATGATACATGTATTATCTATAACCAAGACAAAACCAAGAAATTTAATAGAGAAACTGAGCAATGGGAGAACGTATGAATGAAAAAGAATTTATTAAAAGGATTGGTATTTGCGTTTTACTTGTCTTGCTTTGTGCTTTTGCCGTGTACTTTATCATCGGCACAAGAAAAGACGTACACTATAACGGACACGGAGTTAACAAGGTTAGAGCAGAACTTAGAAACGCTGAAACAACACAACGAGAAGAAACAAGAGCTATTGACGAAACAGAAAAAGCAATTACAAGAAGTCAAAAAGGAATTGACGAAAGCACAAGGACAAATAGAGAAATTGCGGACACTGAACGAAAAGACGCAGAAATCATTACAGACTGCCAACAGATACTTGCAAGAGTACGAGGAAGAACAACAACAGAAGATTAAATCAGAAAAGCGACAAAAGCATATATGGCAATTTGCAACAGCTGTATTTGCAGTAATTGTTGTTACAAAATGAAAAAAGGACGGTATGGGTAATTTAACCTGTACCGTCTTTTTTTATTTGTTATTTACTTTTATTCGTGGTCATTGACATAGTCGGCAAAGTCGCCTATGTCGTTTCTGCGAAACTCCATGCCCTGACGGTCGTAACCAAAGGGATAGCCATCACCGAGCTGTGTATCAAGCGTACCGTAAATATCTCCGATTTCTAATTTTATTTCTGATGCTAAGTCTAATAAAAATTTTGCTACTTTTGGATTTTCTTTTTTAAATTTTGATAATTTTTGTAAAGCAAGGGGGCTGTGCAAGTCTTTTTCCAACTGCATAGTATATGTTGCCGGCTTAATGGTAAATTGTATTATCTTATCATTTGTCATCAGCATTACGTCTTTACCTAAATAATCAATCAATGTTTCATACGTTTTTAATAATCTACCATATAAATAGCTGCGATCTTTATCTTCTCTCAACTTCTTATCGAGTACCATTTCGGGATGCACGGCATATCGTGCGACTTTCTGCTTACCATAAATGCGAAGCATGGCTTCTTTCGTGATGAGCCATATCTCGCCAGATTTACGGCATTCTCCCGGCATAAATTCCGATTGTCGGTTTAATTTGGTGCGGAGTGTGCCTGCCGGCACACCCCATAAGTCGGAAGCTTCGTTTAAGGTTAATACCATATTCAAATCTATCAATTTTATCACCTTTTTTTAAATACACATGTGTTTTTCTAATAATTCTAATGCCTGACGATTTGCCGTATCGGTATCGATTTCGACTATCTTTCCGTCTTTTAGCATAAAGTACTTGCTTTTTGGATCGGCATCGTCAACAAACTGGTCGGCGATGTCTGCGGAGTATACCATTTCGTCTTTAAATTCGCCAAAATCTACACATTTTTCTAACAACATGCAATTTTCTGCCGGGCTAAAAGTATTTAAGTCTAATTCAATGTCGTCAATATTGATTAATTCGCTTTCGTTGACATTTTCCGGGTAAAAATATCTTTTAATATTATCTCTTGTGATTTCCACGATCGGGCAGCACTTTTCAAGCTTTTCTGACTCGCGATCAAAAAGCAAATCACTAAAATCTTCATTAAAATTTCTTTCTTGCGTTGCGTCAGAAATAAGTTTTATTTGTACCGCTACCGGGAGGTCTTTATACTCAACATAATATTTTTCTCCGCTGCTCATTTTTGCTTGTACTATTTTTCTCATTTTTTTACTCCTTTTTCAAAAGCAAGTCTAAATCTTTCCCAACCTTCCTCATCTGCTCCCGCATTGTAGTCGTCAATAAAACCATCAAGAATTTCATATGCCGTGAAGTCGGGTTTGACACCCATACTCCGATAGCTTTCTAGATCTAAAACTTGGGAATCTTCACGACCCGGAGCTCCTATCAGTATTTCTTCAGCGCTAAAATAGATGCCGTCTTCATCGATTTTAATGGTGATATCTTCAATTTCCGGATCCGAATAAATTTCCTCAAATTCATCTAAATTTTTATTTGTAATCAATACTGTTTTTCTTTTTATAATTTCAATGGGGACTCTGAATTCGGTTATCACCGGATTCAAAACTTTTTCAAGATCCTCCAGTGTGTCAACCTTTTCTGTGGCTTCCGCATAGATTACTTCCATTTCCCCGTCGCCTATATCGAAGTCGCGAATCCATTTAAGGTTGTCTTTGCTACTAGCATTCCAATCTTTTATTACTTCCTCTTCGGTCTCTCCTGCAGCATATATATATTCACGGTACATATCTTTTACTACTATTCTTCCCATTTTTTATATCTCCTTTCATTTTTTTATTATCTTGTTTTATCTGTCACTATAATACTATAAAAATGCAGCGATGTCAACGCATTTATAATTAAAAT